CTTTTACCGCCGCAAATTGCAAGTTTGCAAATAAAAGCACTTGACTTTGCGGCGGTTTTCATTTATTATATACGGGCGTCAACAATAGAATGTTGTTCGGGCAATGCGTGGAGAAGTCGCGTAGTTGGTCGAGCGCGCACGATTGGAAATCGTGTAACCGTCAAAAGCGGTTCGAGGGTTCGAATCCCTCCTTCTCCGCCAAACAGAAAACCGTGCGTTTTATCAAAAACGCGCGGTTTTTCTTGTAATATCAACACTCCCAGCGTAAAGAGTTAAAGAAGCCAATCGCGAAAATTGAACTTTTTGACGCTATTAGAATCGAATCGGCAAAATCCCGTCTGCAAAAATGCTAATGAAAATGCTAATGAAAAAGCCGCCCAGCACTCCGCCGGGCGGCTTGGTTTATCGCTCCCACTTGCTTTTCTCGATGTCCTTTTCGGCTTCAATGCCGGGGTATTGCTTTTGCGATTCGGCATACCGAGCCGCGCGCGGCTTACAGGCTCGCATATGCCCTGATAGCAAAAGAGCGCCGCAAGCTGCGACGCATCGAAAAGAAAAGCCGCCCGGAGTGTATCCGAGCGGCGTTATGTCATGAACGTTTAGCGCATGCAAAATTATCATTACTGGCAAGGCGAGAATAAACAATGTTATCATGCGGGCATCTCCTCGTTCTCCTTACTTGCATTGTACGCCGCTATATACGCGGCTTGTGTGATTGCTATTATGTCGAGTGTGTCTATGTTATTAATTCCTTGCGTGTGTTTGGATAGCCGTAATCATTGATTCCCAAGGATTTTGATTAATATTGTGTTCTTTATCAATACTTACAAATTTAGTTAATATTGATATGGCTTCATCACTCGTTAGACATGACCAGTTTACCGGGAAGCCAAACAAAGTGTTAAAATCTCTTTCGAGTCCAAACGAAATGGATTTATCATTGTCGTTTTCTACCACAATATATTTGCCGTCTTCGTATAGCGTATTGAATATTTCAAAAGATTTCCCGTAATTGTAATACCATTTTCTTTGTTTCATGTTGTTTACCTCCAGCGGCGGGCGGGTTAAACTTGCACTTGCCGTGTCGGGCTATAGCATAGGACAAACGTATTACCACCAAGCCAGACAATTTTCCCGGCATCAATATTGTACTGCGCAGAAAGCTCTTTTTTCCTTTCGCTGGCCCAGTTTATGGCCTTTTCAGCCTCACGTTCCTTGTATGTCATTTTTAGCGCCTCCATTCTCCGGCGGGCGGCTCAAACTTGCGCCGCGTTGATTGTGTCGCCGTCAGGCAACGCAAAGTCGCCGATGCTGGTTTCCACGCGCTCCAGATATGCAAGGTGGCTCTCCCGTGCGTATTCCGGGCTGATGCGGTAGATCCGCTTGACATATAGGACACCACCGCCGAATTGATACGCCGCCCCCTCCTCCGCGTTTTTCTTGCAGAGAATCGGAAGATGGGAATGGTCACCATCAACGATAAAGTGGATTCCCTCCGTGAAAAGCGTTGTGCCGTGGCCGGGGAGAAACGCAACCCGGCGGCCATTTCGTTGCGGGTGCGCCCCGTGGTAGTCCATATAAACGCCCTTATAATCGGCCCCGATGCGGTCAAAGTCTGCCTTGCTGATGTGTAGCATTTCCATTGTTTTGCCCTCCTTATCCGATTTTATCGGCCATTTCCCGGTAGTTGTACGGGATATATACGTTTTTAGCGTTCGGGTTGGGCCGGTATACCGCGGCCGTCTGTCCGTCGTCCGTTATATAGCAGTCAACATATTCCCCATTGCAGAGAGAGACAAACCGCCGTGCGTTTTCTGGAATCTCGTCCAGGCTCCAGAAATAAGGGCCGTCCGTAACGCGTTTTTCGTAGCACATGGCAGTAATTACTCGGCCCCTACCAGCTGCCCGCATATCGTGGAGCTGTGTAAATTTCGGGTTAATTTTCAGGCCGTAGACAGCCAGGAAACGGCGGAATCCGTTATCTGTGCGGTAGGCCGTCCACGCTGTACAATCGCGCTGCACAACGTACTTATAGCCACATTCGCTGGTTTTTCCGTCGAGATAAATTGTAATGTTAATCATGTGTTTTCCTCCTTGTCATGGAGGGCCCGCCCTGGTATAATGGGCTTGCCCTGGTTTGTGTGGTTACTGCTGGGGTTTCTTGCCCTGGTCACTATTGCGAGTAGTGGCCGGGGCTTTTATTTTGCCCTCGTGACCTCCGGGGCGGGCTGTGTATGTTAGATGCACCAAACATCACCGGCGATATAGATAAGCTCTCCGCGCCAATTCACGGCATACTCGGTTCCCTCATCATCAATATAAATTCGGTTTCTGATCTCTTCGCCGTTTTTGCTGTATACATCGTCTGCGCCGCGCTTTAGGGTCCCTATAACCGGATGCCCCTTATCCTTCGCCTGCTGCCTAACCGTTTTCATTTTCTTTCCCTCCCGGCCTGTGGCCTTTGTTTTCTGTGGCTATATCTTAGCATCTTGTGCAAGATGCGTCAATACCGGAATCTTGCACAAGATTCTTACTGGCATCTTGTGCAAGATTCTGCATTGTGCTATTGCGCGGTATGTGATATGATTTCTTCGAGGTGATTATATGGCCTACAAGGACGTGCGGCAGGGCGAGCAGTACCGCAACAATTACACCAAGGCTACTTATGATAGGCTGTCCATATTACCAAGCCGGGCGGAAGGCGCAACCATTAGGGCGGCGGCCAATGCAGCGGGCGAGAGCGTGAGCGCCTATATATTGGAGGCTGTGCGCCAACGTATGCAGCGCGAGCAACAGGCACAGCAGCTTGATAACAAGGAGTAATGATATAATTACGATTAGTTATAGCACAACCATTGTTACACATGTATGATATAATACAACACGCCGTTTAGCCAACAGTGCGTCGGTTATTCAACAGTTATTGATTATTTGTAAGATAATAAACAGTATGTTGTTTATCTTACAGCATGTATGTTATTGTACAGTTTGTGTGATAACGATAGTGAGATAGAAGCGTTGATGTAGGCCGATAGTTTGGCGGAAGCTTAAAAAATTTGAAGCATTTCCTCGCGCGAGGGAAACGTCAAGGCCCACCACTTGACGGCTCTGTCAAGCTAAAAGCCTTTACATTTCCTCCACTGCGGCCCCACTTTGGCCGCTTTTGTATCAGTTCTATACTATGCAATGCTATGTAACAGGAGCATAATTACTCTTGGTGAATATGACGAATAATGCTGTTGAGTGTACATGGTAATTATGCAAGGGCCAAAAAGCATTGATAATGCTTGATTCTTTAGCCGGCTAAATATCGGCAAAAATATTATTTTGTTGAATTGATAGCACAGCAATTACCAATTTGCGAATATGGCAACAGCAATATGCAATAGTTATGCAGCGCTGCGCCCTGGGCGGGCGGGCGTAGAGATCCACCCGGCCCACGGGGCCATATCCCCCGGCGCGGCCTGGGCTTCACATATGGAGGGGAAGGAGGGGTAACAGAAAAAGGGTAGGGGGAGAGAAGTATAATATATATATAAAAACTACAGACGCATACTCCAAACTTCTTCTACAACCACTTGAACAAGATTCATAAAGCACATATAGCTCCTATAGCTACATCAGCTACAGGAGCTATTCTTGTATATATATAATATATATAATATATATAATATTTATATTATATATACATACAGCTACAGCTAAGCGAAAATAAAAAAGGTGCTTTAGGGGCACTTTTTTATTTTCGCTTGTAGCTGCTATATATAGCTTTTATAAGCTGCTGGTATACAAAATGCGGGATATGCTTTAGCGGAGAAAAGAATTCCGACTTTAATTCCCCAAAGCCTTGATTTTTCTGAGCTACGTGATATGTTGGAATACGGGGGAATAAATATGCCTGTTGCCAAGAAGCAAGCTGCCAAAGAGGCGGGTGGAAGAAATAAGGGCGGGCGGCCAAAGCAAGAGACTCCTGTCTCTCTGGAAAACCGGGTGCTTGAATACTTTGAGCACTGCGAGAGCTTGGGGCGCTTTCCGACCGAAAGCGGCATGCTGCTGCATCTGGGCCTTTACGGGGAAAAGGCGCAAGCCGCTTTGAGCAACGCCAAATACGCCGAGGTTTGGGAGAGGGCCAAGCTGAGGCGGCAGGACTGGCTTGAGAACAAGATGGTCACTGATGGCCGCTGTGCCAACGGTTGTATGAACGCCTTGAAGCAGGAGAAGAATGGCGGCTACGCCGACCGTACCATGCCGGAGAACAAGCCCCGGCAGCTAAAAATCGTGATGGACGGCGTGGGAAAGAACGCCGCCAAGTGAGGTACTTTTGAGAACTGTTTCGTTTTGTCTCCCTGAAAACCTCGATTCGCTCGACGTGCATCTCCTTGGAGACTGGCACGTTGGCGACCCGTTGAGCGACATGGATACGCTCATGGCCGATGTTGACCGCATTGCGGCGACCCCGAACGCTGTTTGCGTTCTCGGCGGCGACCTTTGCGACATGGCGCTGCGTGACAGCATTGGCGACGTTTACGGGAACGCTATCGATCCGATGGGCCAGATAGGGGCCGTGGTCGATATCCTGACGCCTATCAAAAACCGTATCGTCTGCATGGTTAGGGGCAACCACGAAAACCGCGTCTATAAGCAGACGGGCGTTGACCCGCTGGCCGTTGCCGCTGCACAGCTCGGCATAAGCGACCGCTACTCGACGACCTCCGCACTGGCCTTTATTTCTTTCGGCCACGACACGAAACACGGCGGGCCGCTGCTGTATACGCTGTACGCCGTTCATGGCTCTGGCGGCGGGAAGAAGATAGGCGGCAAGCTGCAAGCCGCCGCAGACCTTGTGAGCGTCATCGACTGCGACATCTACTGCCACAACCATGTGCATTTGCCCGGCGCTTTCAAGACCGCTACGCGGCGCATTGACTACGGCCACAAGCGAGTTACGCTTGCGGAGCACCTGTTTGTTACCGGCGGCGCTACGGTCAACTATGGAGGCTATGCCGAAGCGGGGGCGTTGACCCCGGCCTCCAAATCTCACCCCGTCATCCATCTCACAAGCGGCAAGAAGCGCTTTTCCGCAACGATTCTGTAGGAGGTTGACCCTTGGCCCGGCAAACGCTGTCAAACAAAACGAATTACGAGTGGAATCCGGGCGAGGCAAACCCCAAACAGAAAGCGTTTTTTGCAAGCACCAAGCTTTATACCGGCTATGGCGGAGCGAAGGGCGGCGGCAAGACTTGGGCTGTGAGGGTCAAGGCGCTGCTGGGGGCTTATAACTATCCCGGCATCCGTGTCCTGCTGATGCGTAAGACATATCCCGAGCTTCAGTCAAACCACATTGAGCCGATGCTCAAGATGATACAGCCGGAGCTCGCGAGCTATAACGGCGCGCTGCACACGATTTACTTCGAGAACGGCAGCCTGATACATTTCGGCCACTGGTCGGGCGAGAACTCCGAGCTTGAGTATAACGGCCAGGAATACGACTGGATATTTCTTGACGAGGCCACGCAGTTCACGTGGCGAACGTTTCAGTTCCTTGGTGGCCTGTTGCGTGGCGTCAACAAGTTCCCAAAACGGATGTATATCACCTGCAACCCCGGCGGCGTGGGGCACCGTTGGGTAAAGCGGCTGTTTATCGACAAGGACTATATCACGAACAGCGATAACCCCGAAGAGGATGAAAACCCGGACGATTATGTGTTCATCCCCGCCACTGTCGAGGACAACAAGGCGCTGATGGAATCGTCCCCGCAGTACGTCCGCAACCTTGCTCAGATGCCCGAAAACCTTCGCCGCGCTTACCGCTATGGCGATTGGAGCGCGCTCGGAGGCAATTACTTCCCCGAGTTCTCGGAGGCAGTGCATACTGTCGAGCCGTTTAAGATACCGGAGCACTGGCCGCGATACCGCAGCTTTGACTATGGCCTTGATATGTTTGCCTGTGCATGGTTTGCCGTGGACGAAGAGGGCCGGAGTTGGATGTACCGCGAATACTCCGAATCCAACCTGATAGTCCAGGACGCTGCAAGGGCCATGCTTGACCACACGCTTCCCGGCGAGAATGTTTCTATCACCTTCGCGCCGCCCGACATGTGGAACAGGCAGAAGGACACCGGCAAGACAATGGCCGAGATTTTCATGGAGTGCGGCGTGCCCATTGTGAGGGCCGACAATAACCGCGTTCAGGGCCACATGCTCATGAAGGAGCAGTTCGCCAAACGTGAGGATGGCAAGCCGTCGATGCTTATCTTCCGTAACTGCAAGGAGACCATCGACGACATCAAGGACATTCAGGCGGACGAAAAGAATCCGAACGACTGTGCCAAAGACCCACACGAGGTCACCCACCGAGTTGACGCTGTGCGTTATTACTGCATCAGCCGCACAGTTGCCGCCGAACAGCAGCGCCAAGCTGCTGAAGAGGCGTTTGAGGACGAAGAGGAAGATTACGACGATTTCATGACCGGCGGCGATGTTACCGCCGACTATCTTAGCTATGGAGGCCGCTAATGCTGGAATACATATTGCTCGCCACCTGCATTGTTCTCCAATTCACCTGCATCATCCAGTGCTGCAAGGCCAAGGGCGCGGCGGAGCGGGCGGAGGACGCCTTTGCCCGGCTGACGCTTTCGCTTTCGGGGCTGAGCGCAAGGCTGAACGAGCTGGAAGCGCTGATAAAGGCTGATGCGGAGAAGCCGCCGGATGCCGAGCCTACGGAGCAGGAGCGCATCGAGGCGGGCATTGCAAACATCCTTGCCTATGGCGAGGCGCAGATGCGCAAAAGGCCGGGTGATATCACATGAGCGACAAGAAGCCGACCGCCGACAGCGTGTGGCGGGAATACGAAAAAATGCTCGCCTATAACGAGAGCATTGATCTCGACGACACCGTCCGAGTGAACGAAAATTTCTTTGTCGGTAGCTGACTGTTTGCCGACGTAAAATCCCGGAGAAAAACTGGAAAGCTAAACATGACGTAGTCATGCAAGCCAATCAGAGGTGAAGGGCGCGGATACCGCGCCCAGCCGCAACGCATAGCGGGTGAAAAGATATAATCCCGCCACGAGGCCGGGACGCCCTATGGGCGAAAAGATATGCTGACCTTGCGGGAAACCGCAAGAGCCGCCGGATAAAAAGCCGACGGGATAACACTTGAAACAGTGGGAGGGCGTAGAGGCCAACGGCTTGCCTACGCCGGTTTTCAACTTCCTCAAGCGCGTCACGCTGTTCACCGTGGCCTCCAACGTATCGGAGAACATCAAGCTCAAGGCTTCCCCGCTGGCGGCGTCTGCTGGCAATGATGACGTTGCGCAGGCGGCCAACATTGTGAACGCACAGTTTGAAGCCCTGTTCGAGCACAACAAGATTGGCGGGCTGATACGCGAATACATGCGCAATGCTGCCGTTGATGGCGACGGGGCCATGTATACGTATTGGGACGCGGAGACCGACGCTGGCGGTGGCGCTAAGGGCTCTATCGTCACTGAGATAATCCAGAACACCCGCGTCGGGTTTGGCAACACCGCCGACCGCAACGTACAGGCACAGCCGTATATCCTCATTAAGAAGCGCGAGATGACGGACAGGCTCCAAAAGCGGGCCAAAGAGCTGGGCTGCAAGCAGTGGCAGGAGATAACCAGCGATACCGACGACCAGTACACCGACGCCTATAAGGACACCGGCGACAAGACGACGGTCATTCTCCGCCTTTGGCGCGACGACAAGACAAAGACCATTTGGGGCTGTGAGGCCGTTCAGGGAATCATGGTGCGCGAGCCCTGGGACTTGGGCTTGAAGCTCTACCCGGTCACGTGGCTGTGCTGGGACTATGTGCAGGACAACTATCATGGACAGGCCATGTTGACCGGCCTTATCCCCAACCAGATATATATCAACAAGCTCTTTGCCATGACGATGATATCGCTCATGACGACGGCTTACCCGAAGATAGTCTACGACAAGACCCGCGTCTCCCGCTGGGACAATGGCATTGGCAAGGCCATTGGCATTAACGGCGGCGACGTGAACAACGTGGCCCGCATACTCGACCCGGCGCAGATATCGCCTCAGATAGCGCAGTTCATCCAGCTCACGCAGGACATGACGCAGAACAACCTTGGCGCTACGAGCGTCGCCCTTGGCGACACCCGCCCGGACAACACATCTGCTATCATCGCCTTGCAGCGAGCGGCGTCCACGCCGAACGAGCTGACAAAGCAAAACCTGTACCAGAGCATTGAAGAGCTTGGCGCTATCTACGTGGACTTCATGGCAGAGTATTACGGCAAGCGCACCGTTGAGGTCAACGCATCGGATGTCGTTTCGCCCGAGATGATGGCGTTCCTCGGCGACCTTCTGCCTACCAACAAGAATGGCAAGATTCCCATTGAGTACGACTTCAAGGAACTCAAGAAGGTGCCGATGATGCTCAAGCTGGATGTTGGCGCTTCTGCCTATTGGAGCGAGATAGCGTCCACACAGACGCTTGACAACCTGCTCATGCAGGGGCAGATAGACATTCTCGATTATCTCGAGCGCATACCTGACGGGTACATCAATGACCGGCAGGGGCTTATAAACTCCATCCGAAGCGCCCGCGGCATGATGCAGCAAGCGCAGATGGCTGCGGCTGCGCCTACGCCGGAACAGCAGGGCCCGCCCGGCCAACAGTCCCCGAACGGCTTTACGCCGCAGTCGGGAGTGCCAAACATTGAGGCAATGCCCGTAAGGGGCGGCCCCGGCAATGGCGAGCTACAGCGCGCCCTCGCTGAAAGCATCTAATTTTTACGCTTTGTTTGCATTATCTGCATTATTGCAGCTAACACATATCTAAATGCACTATCGGCAGACCAGCCGAGCACTTACCCGGCAGACCAACGGGAGAAAGGAACTGCATGGAAGAGAACACCACTATGAGCATGGGCGAAGCCACCGAGACCACGGGGGCAGAGACCAGCGCAGACAGCTATTGGCCGGAGGACATCGATGACATCATCTCCGAAGCCAATGCCACAGTTGAGGACACCGACGACGAAAACGACGGCGAAACCGCTGAGGCGGCCCAGACCAAGGACGCCGAGGGAGAAGCCGATACCGACGCCGAGGGCGATGCCTCCGATAAACAAGAGCCCGACAAGTTCGTGCTCAAGCACCTTGACGACACTCACGAGGTAAACCGCGACGAGGTCATTGCGCTGGCCCAGAAGGGCCTTGACTACGACCGAATCCGCGAGCGCCTCGCCGCCGCTGACACCGAGCTTACTGAACTTCGCAACAAGCGCGCCGAGCTGGACACCGCGACCGCCGAGCTTGACGAACTCAAGAACTGGCTGGTTGACGTGGCTGGCGGCATGAATCTCGCTGATTTCCGCGACACTGTGGACGCCCGGCGTCTTGCGGCCCGCGAGAATATCGACGAGAAAACGGCCTTTGGCCGCGTGAAGCTGGCCCGCGAACGCAAAGCGCTTGAGGCCGAGCGGCAGCGCATAGCTGGCGACAATGACCGCCAAGCCAAAGCGAACGCTGAACACGAGCGCCAGAGAGCCGATGTTGCGGCCTTTGTCAAGGCTTTCCCCGATGTGGCGAATAGGGCCGCGACGGACAAGACCGCCATTCCCGCTGAGGTGTGGGAGGCGGTGAACAAGGGCGAGACCCTTGTAAACGCTTATACGGCGTATGCGGCCAAGAAGGACGCAGAGGCCAAAGACAAGCGAATCAAAGAGCTTGAATCCGCTCTTGAGGCGGAGAAGCAAGCCAAGAAAAACGCTGCTCGCAGCACCGGCAGTCAAAAGTCGGACGGCGGAGAAACGCCCTACGACCCGATCGCGGCGGGCTGGAACAGCGTATAACCGAAGGACTGACCGTCCTTCGGAATAACACGAAAGGACGGAAAGCTATATATGGCTGGCGTTGTAAATCTTGCAAGCAAATTTGAAAAGTGGGTAGACGAGGCGTTTGCCCACGAAAGCCTCCTGAATGGTGCTACCAACAACAAGGTCGATTTCACCGGTGTCAACGAGGTTTCTGTCTATGCCGTGGACAAGATGGAGATGAACGACTATCAGCGTTCTGGCACCTCTCGCTACGGCACTCCCGAGGAAATCGGCGACCGCGTGCAGACCTTCAAAATCGACCGTGACCGCTCCTTTACCGGCACTATCGACGAAGGCAACGCAAAAGACCAGTATAACATCAAAGATGCGTCTGCCCGTGTGCATGTGCAGATGCGAGATGTTGTTATCCCCGAAATCGAGACGTACACCCTGACCAAGTGGGTCAGCGGCGCTGGCAAGGTCGTTGGCGGCGCAGCTCCTACCAAGGATACGCTGCTTGGCCTCATTCAGGCTGGCGCGAGCTACATGAACAACAACCACGTGCCGCACAAGGGCCGCAGCATTTTCATTGCTGAGACCTACGCGGCCATGCTGCCGAATCTCGCCAACCTCACCTATCTTGAGGGCCTCGGCTCTCGGGCCCTCACTGAGAACGAGCTGCCCCGCGTTGCGGGCTTCAACGTCCACGTTGTGCCCGACGGCGATATGCCCGAGAACGTCTACTTCATCCTTCAGCACAAGGATGCTTGTCCGTTCGCGCAGAAGCTCAAGGTTTTCAAGATTCACAAAGACCCTCCGGGAATCAATGGCAACCTTATCGAGGGCCGCGTGATTTATTGGGCCGGTGTCCTCGGTGAAAAGTCCCCCGGTGTGTACGCTTACGTTGCATCGGCCAACAAGCAGGCTAACCCGACCTTTGGCGGCACTGGCCTGAGCGTGACTATTACCGCTGCTGGCGCTACCATCATGTACACCACTGATGGCACTGACCCGCGCTACAGCAACACCGCCAAGCCGATTGCTTCCGGCGGCTCTGTTACTGCTACCGAGGGCATGGTTATCAAGACCTACGCTTACGCCGACGGCAAGTATCCGTCTGACGTGGTCGAGAAGGTCGCTACCGCCGGCTAACAACAACGGGGGCGGGGAATCCCGCCCCCATATCTAAAGGAGACTGACATGGCGTATACAAGCGATGTGTTTAACGCGGCCATGGGCATAATGGACGAGCTGTCCAGCACTGGAGAAGCGCAGACTGCGGATACCCAGGAATATGTCAATCGCACCCCGGCGATTGTCAATATGATGGTGTCCGAGCTTGCAATGCTCACCGCCAACCGGACGAACTGGCTGCCCGTTGAGAGCCTTGAGGACATGGTGCCGCTGGCCGATGACACGTATGCCCTGAGCGCCATGCCCTACGGCCTTGCCGCGAATCTACTCGTAGACGAAAACCCCACGGCTGCAAGCTTTTACCAGCAACGGTACGAGGAATTGCGGACGCTGTATGTGTCCCGGCTTCCCGCCGAGGCGGAGGACATTACCAACCTGTACGGGAATATCGAATACGGAGAGTTCTCGTACTGGCCGTGATAACTTGGACGTGAAGGGCCAAGAGGTCGCGAGGGCCGACAGAAAATGCCCTCAACATGCCGCGCGCACGAAGCAGCTCAACATCCGAGCCGGAGGGTCGCGCCCTACACGCGGCTTTATACCGCCGTCGTATAAAGGCAGTACATCAGGCTTTGACCCTGACAGAGGTGGATCGATACCATCCGGCGGTGCCAAAAGGCCGGGTAGCGCTCGCGCGGGCGTCCGGCAAAACCTATGCGCCCGAGTTTGTACGGGCTGGGGGTAAACATTCGACCCGCAGCCCCAGTTTTTACGGCGCTCCATGGAGGAACTATGGCTAACGTTTCCACACAAGTCAAAGAGACTGTATACAAGATAGCCCGCTGGAAGGGCGTCAACGAAGCGCAGGAAGGCGAAGCGTCGCTTGAGATGGGCGAAGCCGCCGTCATGCGCAATTTCCGCGTGACGGCGGGCGGGGCGCTCAAGAAGCGCGGCGGAAGCCAGACGGTGGCCGGGCTCCTCGAAGCGTACAACATTGAAGTGAGCACAGCCACATCGACCCTTAAGACGGAGAGCGGCGCTACTTCTGCGTCTTGGACTATGTATCCTACATGCAGCGCTGACAGCGTGGGGAATTTAGTATTAAGCGGCGACCCCGCAACGGTCAAGTATTCCAACTTTAGCAGCTACATTGGTTATTATTACAAAGACAGCGCGGGGAAGGTGTATCGATTCTCCGGCGTGGCAAGGACGGGTTGATATGCTGCCAAAGATAACATCTGCGATGCTCATAGTGACCCACGCTTGCAACCTTGCTTGCCGCTACTGTTTTGTGCATCAGGAGCCGAGCCGCATGACCTACGATACGGCCAAGCGCGCTGCGCAGTTCCTTCTCGATAACGCCGAAGGCACCAACGACATCCCGTCCATTAATTTCTTTGGCGGCGAGCCGCTTCTCATGTGGGACAGCATTATAAAGCCGCTTACGCTGTGGCTGCGCGAAGAAGTCAAAAAACCGTTCGAGCTGTCCATGACCTCAAACGGTATTCTGCTCGATGACAAGAAAATCGACTTTATGAAGCAGCACGGCATTGGGCTTTTGTTCTCGTTGGACGGGGCCAAAGCCACGCAGGATTACAACAGGCCGTTCCATGACGGGCGTGGCTCCTTTGACACTCTTGAGCCCAAAATACTTAAAATTCTTGAAGCATGGCCGGGGATGACATTGCGCATGACTGCCATTCCGCCTACATGCGAACACGTGCTTGAAAATGTCCGGTGGGGCGAAAGTGTCGGCTACAAGAACTTTTTTGTAATCCCCAATGTATTTGAGGAATGGGACGAGGAAGCGCGGGCCGCGCTCGCCGGGGAAGTCCGCAAGTATGGCGACTACTACATAGATTGCTGCCGCGAAGGCAAGCGCCCCATGCGCTTTGAGACGTTTGAAAACTGCTGGAAGGATATACGCGCTATTAACTTGACCGAGGAAAAGGGCGAGTACAGGGCGATGGCGAGCTGCAAGGCTTGCGGTAAATGCGGGCTCGGGGCCAGTCGGTTTGCCTCTATACATCCAAACGGCAACATTTACGGCTGCCAAGAGATGACCTCCAATGAGGGCGAGGAAAGCATTTTCTACATTGGAAACCTTGACACCGGCGTTGACGATGCCCGACGCAAAGCTCTAATGCTTGAATACGATCGCAAGGGCGTTACGGGCGAAAACTGCGCTGAATGCCTATACGACCGCATATGCGACGGCGGTTGCGTAGCTAACAATTATCTTGCCACGGGAAGCCTGAATGAGATGCCGCCAATGTATTGTTGGTGGCGGCAAGCCATTCTTGCCGAGGCGATGCGGGTCATGCAGGTCTTGGGGGGCGAGAAGAACGAGGCGTTCAAGCGGATATGGGAGGGCAAAGCGTGAGCATACAGATACCTGAATATCTCAACAGCGCCCAACCGCTTGCCACTACTGCCGCGGCGCGTGCGGGCTGCGATGGCTCGGCTGTCTGCGAAACAAAGCTCGTTTGCAGCGGCGTTTGCGAAAACTGCCAAACCAACGCGCAGTATCCTTGCTTGACGGTTTGCGAGGACACGTGCCAGCAAGGGTGCCAGGCAAACTGCCAAAGCACCTGCGAAAGCACCTGCCAGACGACCGGCCAGTCCGGCTGCCACGTTTCCTGCGAGGTGACGTGCATGACGGGCTGTCAGGTTACATGCGAAGATGCTTGCGAGAATTATTGCCAGAACTGTGAGGGCTCTGCGTGCCAATACTGCCAGTCTTGCATGTCCTGCCAGAGTTCGTGCGAAGACTGTCAAAGCGCCTGTGAAACCTCTTGCCAGAATTGTCAGGGCGCTTCCTGCCAGACGTGTCAGACGGCTTGCGAGCGGGCAACGCAGGTGGTCACGCAATATCAGTGGCGCTTCAATGAGGTGACGGCTTCCTCTAATACCGTCGATAAAGTAGTGCGTGGCATATGGTCTGGCTTTGTTGGCGGGCGTGAAGTTCTGTGCGCCGCTTGCAATGGCCGCCTGTGGGAGCTTGAGCAGAACGAGGACGGCTCTTGGGAAAAGACGAACGCCGGTACGCTGGATACCACCGAGGACGTGTGCATGTTCGGCTTTAGCGAGAAGCTATATTTGCTCAACGGCTCCGAATACAAGGTGTGGGATGGCGAGACACTTGAGAATGTCGTCGGCTACGTCCCGCTTATCATGGTGAGCGTTGACCCGGCAACAGGCTCGGGCACAACGCTTGAAGGGATAAATAAGCTCACAGCGTCGCGGCGCGTGCAGTTCAACACAGACGGCACCACCACTGTGTTTCAATTGCCGGAAACCGGCATAGCGTCTGTTACTTCGGCAAAGAACGTGGCGACGGGGGCGGCGCTGACGATAAGCAGTTCTGATACGGCCAACGGCAAGGTCACTTTGAGCGAGGCCCCGGCGGAGGGCGCGAACTCCATAGAAATTACCTACGCCGCTTCCGCCGACTACGCTTCCGAGGTACGGGCCATGCGCTATGCCGAGCTTTACAACGGCGCGCAGGATACCCGTGTATTCATATATGGCGACGGCTCCAATAAGGCGCTCTACAGCGATATAGACACCAATGGCGAGCCGAGGGCAGACTACTTCCCCGACCTGAATGTCGCGCATGTTGGCGATGCCAATACGCCTATCACAGCCATGATAAGGCACTATAATCGGCTGCTGGCCTTCAAGCTCGACAGCACATGGAGCATCTATTATGGATCTATAACGCTGGCGGACGGCATACTCACGGCGGGTTTCTATATATCCCCGGTGAATAGGAGCGTCGGCAACTGTGCGCCCGGTCAAGCCGTGCTCGTGGAGAACAGGCCGCGAACGCTGGATGGCCGAAGCGTCATGGAATGGAAGCCCACGTCGTCCAGCGGCAACATAAACGGCGACGAAAGAAATGCCCAGCGCATATCCCAGAAAGTTGACGCTACCATACGCACATTCGACCTTGAGACCGCCAAGACCTATTACGATAAATACAACCACGAGTATTATGTTATAGGCGACAACGGCAATGCGCTTGTGCAGAACACCACGGCAGACGCATGGTATACGTATACGAACTTTGCCGCCTGTTGTCTTATCAACTACAAGGACGAGTTGTATTTTGGCACGAGGGACGGCGAGCTGCGCCACTTCTCGGATACATACTTTGCCGACAACGGCGAGGCCATAGACGCATACTGGGAATCTGGCGCTATGGACTTCACTGAGGACTTCCGGCGCAAATATTCCGCCATGCTTTGGGTGGGTATCAAGCCGGAGAACAACGGCTACCTGTCTGTGAGCGCGGAGACTGACCACAAAACCGATTTTGCCGAATATGACTTTGACAGTGTTGCATCCGGCGAGGTGCCGGAGATGACGCGGCTGAAGCTCAAGGCGAAGAAGTTCACGTACTACAAACTTATCCTCTCCAACAACACTGCCGACAAGACCGCGACCGTAGTGTCGGTGGATATTCGTGTGAGAGGTACGGGATATGTGAGGTGAGAGATGGCAACACGAATCAAGCAGGGCGACGCTTACAGTCTGCCCGTTGACATCCGGCTCAATGACGAGCCTATCAACATCGCCGAAGTCGCCGAGGTCGAGTTTGTTTTCGGCGACGGGTTGAGAAAGCTGTATCCGGGGGATGTCCCATATAGCACCGCCGACGCCGTGTTCTATCTCCCGCTTACTCAGGATGAAACGTTTGCGTTCCCGGCTAACAGCTCTATAACACTTGATATTCGCGTGAAGTTCAACGGCGGGAATGTGATAGGCATACAGCGAATGATAGGCGTTGGCGTGGCAGACGCCACTTCGGAGGTGACGCTATAAATGAACGAAACGACTATACAAATCCCCGGCGTCATTACCGCCGACCTCGGCAACGGTGCAAAGCTCGTGCAGGGGCCGAAGGGCGACGACGGCGCATCTGCCTATGAACAGGCCGTTGAGGGCGGTTATACCGGCACCGAGGAAGAGTTCAAAGAATCGCTTGCAACTATAGACGCTAAAGCTACTGCGGCGACTGCCGCTGCGGACGCCGCTGAGGATGCAAAAGATGCCGCAGAAACCGCACAGGCCGCCGCCGAGCTGGCAAAGACTGCGGCAGCACAAAGTGAGACTAATGCCCGCAATTCCGCTGGCGGCGCGCAACAGAGCGCGGAAGCAGCTGGCACCGCAAAAACGGCGGCGGAGAAAGCTGCCGAGGAAGCGGAGGGCAGTGCCACCGCTGCGTCTGGCTCCGCAACCGCTGCTGCGGGCAGCGCTACCAATGCCGCAAACAGCGCCACTACTGCGGCTGAGGAAGCTGACGATGCCGCCGACAGCGCGGACGCTGCTTCCGGCGCTGCAACTGCCGCCGCGGGGTCTGCGTCCACTGCCAGCTCTGCCGCCACTACTGCCGCCGCCGCCCGTGACGCCATTGTAAACATGGAGCTGGACGTTACCACGCTTGGGCCTGACGCTGATGCCACAGCTTCCGGCGCGCTTGTTGACGGCAAATACGTCCTGTCTCTTGGCATACCGCAAGGCCAGAAGGGCGACACGGGCAACCAAGGCATACAGGGCGTCACGGGTGTGGGCATTTCCAAAGTCGAGCAGACGGGCGGTAATCATGCCGCCGGTACGATGGACACCTACACTATATACTTCACTGACGGCACCACAACCACCTTCCAGATTTATAACGGTGCCAACGGCGAAGGCTCCGGCGACTTTTTGGCAAACGGCACTGTGCCCATGACCGGCGACCTCAACATGAACTCTCACAAAGTTACGGGCGTTGCCACTCCGACTGCTGGCACTGATGCCGCCACCAAAGGCTATGTTGACAGTGCTGCCGGGACGAGGATACCCGCCACGCAGAAGGGGCAGGCCGGGGGCGTTGCCACTCTCGACGATTCCGGCAAAGTGCCCGCCTCCCAGCTGCCGAGCATGGACTATGTCCCCAACAGCCAAAAGGGCGCTGCTGGCGGCGTCGCAACGCTTGACAGCTCCGGCAAAGTTCCGTCGGCGCAACTTCCCAGCATGGATTACATACCCACGTCGCAGAAGGGCGCGGCGAGCGGCGTGGCAGAGCTGGATAGCACAGGCCGCGTGCCAAGTTCGCAGCTACCGTCCTACGTTGACGATGTGCTGGAATTTATCAACAGGGCGGCATTCCCGGCCACCGGCGAGGACGGGAAAATATATGTTGCCGAGGATACGAACATCACCTACCGCTGGGGCGGCACGGATTATGTGGAGATATCTTCGAGCCTCGCCCTTGGCGAGACAAGCTCTACGGCCTATCGTGGCGACCGAGGCAAAACAGCTTATGACCACTCGCAGATAACGACGGGCAACCCGCACGGCACTACTGCTGCTGATGTTGGCGCAAGGCCCAGCACTTGGATGCCTACCACCGCCGACATCGGGGCTGTGCCAACAACGCGCACCGTCAACGGGAAGCAACTGACCGCTGATATATCGCTTACCGCCGCTGATGTGAACGCCGCGAGCAAGGCAACATATGTGAGCGTTACGCTGCCTAACACGGGGTGGAACAACAACCAAAGGGCACTGACGGTGAATGGCGTTCTGGCCGACGCCACCAAGCAGCTTATTGTCCCCTGCCCGCAAAATGCTACAGCGCTGGATGTGTGGACGGCTGCGGGCGTGAAGGCCATTGCTCAGGCGGCGAACAGCCTGACATTCAAATGTGACAGTACGCCAACAGCGAGCATCCCGCTGTATGTGGCGATTATTCCAATAGGGAGTTGAGCACATGATTCCTGCGCAAAACAGCGGGGGCACACTCGAATATGAATATTGGACAGAGACGATAGTCATACCACAGGATGGCACGAAAACGCACAATTTCCCGCTTTCTAATCCTGCGGTGGCAGCGGCCATTTTAGGCGAAGCAAACTTTTTTCCAAACCAAAGTGTTCTTGGCGGAATATTTGCCTACCGCAATGGAGGACAGGGGAGCGTTAAAGTGGACTATTCCATTACTGGCGTAAGCGCATATTTTTTGTCTGCGCAGCTTAACGCTTCAGGAGATACGCTTATAGTGAGCGGAGGCACCGCCATAGACTCTGGCGGCTCGCGCCCGCTCAAGGTTTACTGCTACGGAGAAAAAGCGTAAGGAGGTAGCACAATGAACAAAAACTCAAAAGTGATAACGGGGGGGGGCACAGCCTCCTAAGAACTGGCGCTTTGCCCAAAGGAGGGCGGGCGCATGATAGCGAATACGGGAGCCGCGGGAGGGCTGAAACTTACAGCACATGGCTCCGCGACCTTGAGCGGCGGAGAAGCACGCACTTTCTCGGTGCCCACGTCTTACTTTGTCATTGCGGGGAGCAACGGAACAAATATCGCAGCGCGGGGCCAATCCGGCGCGGGCTCAGGGCCGCAAATATCGCTGTCCGACGACGGAAACACCTTGACCATTTCCACCGTGGTGGGCACGGACGTAGAATACTGGGCCTTTGGCTGACCCCCGAGGGGGTGGCAGTATGATAGTTCCTGCTGGTGGTGGCGTGAAAGTCAAGCGGGCTTCGTCCACTTTGTCCTATCCCCACGGAGAATCGACAACACCTGTTGCGCTTGGTGTTTCGGCAAAAGTTGTCGTGGTTAATTACGGCTCAGGTTTTTCCGCTGAGACGGCGTGGGTAATGCCCGGAGATGTCGCGGACAGAGGGTGGGGGTTATCGGCTGACGGCCAAACTCTTTTGTTCAACACTAACACGAGTTCGTCAACCGGCAGCAGCTTTGACTACACATATGTAGCTTGGTATTAATGGAGGCAACATAATGTACAAACTTCATCCAACTAAAGCGGGGGGGGGCGCTTAACCTTTCCAATCGCCATTCTGCACAAAAGGCGGGTGGCGAACGATGATTATCAATCCGCAAAGCGGGAGCGGCTCGGCATTCGTTTTTGGCGAGCTTGGCGAGGGCACAACCACCTTCCCCAAGCCAGCGAAAGCGGTAATTGTAGATTATCATGTTGCCGCTCAAACAAACATGCGTGGGGCGTCCCTCCTGTTTCCAGGGTACTCAGCGAACACCCTCGAGGGCAGCGTCAAACTATCTGCGGACGGGCAAACGCTTACAAGCGAATATACCGGCAACCCACCGCCTGGGGCCGGAAGTCAACACGTCTATTTTGCCATTCTGGAATAGGCGTCTCGCTCGCGGAGGTGCCCGCATGATATTCAACCCGAATCTCGCTGCGGGCACAAAGATGGTCACCGGCACAATTAATATCAGTTATGTTGGCAACAATGGGGTTTATCCCGACTTTTTGTATGTTGACGATAGCGGGTGGCACAACATTGATCGCGGCCAAGTAACAATATCTACTCCCGAAAACAGCCTCCTTGTTTTCTATCAGCGCGAGCCTGGTTTTATCGGCCCCCAAGCATCAACAAGTGGCGGGATAACCAAAGTTTTTAGCCAAAAATGGAACAGCATCGAGGTCATGGTTTTCTTCGTAACAAGCGACTTTACTCTTTCCATATCATAATTGCGTTAAATTGCTCGAGGAGGACAAATGTCTATTAACATTATAGAAACAAATCTCGAATGGGCGTACCCGCTTACGCCGAGGATAGCCACTGATTATCTTGTGCTGCACCATGAAGCGGGACGCGGCACCGTGGAATCGGTACACAATTATCATCTGTCCAAAGGCTGGGCGGGTATTGCCTATCATTACTTCGTCGCGATCGACGGCACTATATACCGCGGCAGGCCGGAGGACATGCAGGGCGGGCACACAAGCGGCTATAACTCCTGCTCTATCGGCATATGCGCCGAAGGGAATTTCGAGGAGGAGACCATGAGCGACGCACAGCGCGAGGCGCTCAGGGCGCTTGTGATGGACATCCGCAAGAGATATCCGAACATTCTGGTTGTGCGGCACAGCGACCTGTCTGCCACCGCCTGCCCCGGCAAGAACTATCCCTTTGACTACATAATTTCGCCGGGAAAGAGCGAGTGGGAGAAGGAGCAAGAAATTGTTACCGAGTGGGTTAAGGAGCAAGGCATATCGGACGGCACGAGGCCGCACGACCCGATAAGCCGTGTGGAGCTTTGGGCCATGCTTTACAGGATGGAGGGCAAAAAGAATGATTAACTGGACTGTACGCATCAAGAACAAGAGCTTTTGGCTGACGCTTATTCCGGCTGTTATCCTGCTGGTGCAGGCTGTGGCGGCGCTGTTTGGCTTCCAGCTTGAGCTTGAGGGAATCCAGCAGCAGATACTTGACATTGTGAACGCCGCGTTCGCCGTGCTGGCAGTGCTTGGGATTGTGACCGACCCTACCACTAAGGGTATAAGCGACAGCCAACAGGCGCTTACTTACGACAAGCCGAAGGAGTAAAGCATGACGGAGTGGGAAGTTGTCGGCGTTATAGCCGCACTAATTGCGTTGGTCACGGGGGTCACTGCGCCCATTGTGAAACTGAACATCACTATTACGCGGCTTGCGACGGTCGTTGATAACCTCGCCAAGAACTACGACAACTTCCTCGCCAAAAGCCACGAAACGCACACCAAGATACACAGGCGCATTGACGGGCTGGAAAGCCGCGTTGACCAACACGAGATACGCATCGACCGGCTTGAGCAAGCACGGGAGGGAGGCAGCTAAATGGCTTGGTATTATGATGACAATGGTAATTCTTACAACCTTAGTATGACTAAGGACTATGCCCAAATGCTCGCTGATGAAGCCGCCAAAGGCGTGTATGCTTCCCCGACGCTGCTCAAACAGTACGAGGATTATCACAACGCCAAGGTCGATTACCTCGGCTACAACAACAGCATTGACAAGAGCTATGTGTATAATAACTCGCCCGATGGGAGTATAGTCCACAATTATGTTCCTACGGGCAGTGAAACCTACGACCCAAATGTGGACTACTCTGCATTGATTGCGCAGGAGGCCGCCAAGGGCACTGGCGCGAACAGGTCTCAGCTTGCCCAATGGGAGATGCAGCGCAATGCGAAGATAGCGGGGCAGGGCCTTGAATATGACCCTACATACAAGTTTTCCAGTCCCGCTGCATCGTCCGAGGATGATGACAGCAGCAGCGGCGGTGGCGGTTACTCTGGCGGCGGCGGGTATTATGGCGGCTACTATGGCGGTGGGCACAGCACGCCCACGCTGAACTATAATCCCGAGGAAGCTTTTGCAGCACTGCCACAGGTGATAGCGCTGCAAGACCAGTATGACCGAGCCAAAGCCCGGCTTGCTTCCGACGCCGCCATTGAGAACAAAAACCTCAACGAGTGGTTTAATGCGCAGGGGCTTAACACTGGCACCGCCGGGCAGATGCAGCTTGCCAACCGCAACGCTGCTGCTGACGCACAGCTTGAACTTGAACTTGAGCTGGCTTCCCAGCTCGCCCAGCTTGCCAATGACACGGGCTATGCGCAACTGATAGCACAGTATAAGGCGCAACAGGCAGCGGCGGCAC